TATAGCGTGTAATTTAGGAAACCAATAAATGTCATCACCATCATCCAGGCAAAATCTCATAGATTACTGCTTTAGAAAACTAGGTCACCCAGTTATTGAAATTAACGTTGATGATGACCAGGTTGAAGACCGAATTGATGAAGCATTTCAATATTACCGAGACTTCCACTACGATGCGGTTGAGAAGGTTTATCTGAAAGAACTAATTACCGCCTCGCTACTTCAAATTGTAGGGGTTAATGCTGCATCTTTTACTAATGGGGAGCTTATTACCGGTGCTACCTCGGGGGCTACTGGATATATACATTCTAATATAGCGTCAAACAGAATGTATATCTTTAAGATAACAGGTACATTTACCGTAGGTGAAACATTTACAGGTGCCCAATCCGGTATATCCGCTGTCGTACAAACTATTACTCTTGGTAATTATGACAATCAGTATATAACTCTTCCTGACTCTGTTATAGGGGTTGAAAGAATATTACAGTTGTCTAACAATATTAACGGTACAGGTATGTTTAACGTCCAGTATCAACTGATGTTGAATAATATTCAATCCCTGACAAATACAGACATAATATATTATTCACAACTTAAAACTCACTTAAACTTAATTAATGACCTGCTGACAGGTCAGAAGCCTATTAGGTTTAACCGTCATATGAATCGTATGTTCATAGACTTTAACTGGCAAATGGATGTTGAGGTTGGAGATTACATAATCATTGAAGCGTGGAGAACACTTAACCCTGATGACTACACCGATGTATATAATGATGGGTTCTTAAAGAGGTACTGTACTGCGTTGATTAAACAGCAATGGGGTATTAATATGAAGAAGTTTGAAGGAGTACTACTTCCTGGCGGTGTTACCTTAAACGGTCAGAAGATATACGATGAGGCTGTTGAAGAGCTTGAGATTCTTAAGAAGGAAGTACAGGATACATACATGCTTCCTGTAGACTTTTTTACGGGTTGAAGGATTTAGATCCTTATCTCACCAACCTACCAATGCATTATACATGCAAGGCAATAGAAAATCAACGTAGATATTCCAAATAATGAGTACAAATTTTTATTTTCAATCTGGTATACCTGGAGGCAGGTCATCCGAACAAAATCTTATAGAAGATTTAATGATCGAGTGCCTGAAAATATACGGGTTTGATACTTTTTATATTCCAAGGGCAGCAGTAGCAGAGGATGATATTCTGGGAGAAGATGCTCTCAATAAGTACGACAGTGCATATGCATTAGAAATGTACATGCAAAACGTAACTGGGTTTGAGGGTGATGGGGATCTGATGTCCAAGTTTGGGGTTGAAATTCGTGATACAGCTACCTTTTTAGTTTCAAGAAGAAGATGGGATGAGGTTATAGCAAGGTCCGGGGATGCTGTTCTAACAACAAGACCGGCAGAGGGTGATATAATTTACTTCCCTCTAACAAAAGCATACTTTGAAATCAAATTTGTTGAGTCAACAGACCCCTTCTTCCAAGTTGGTAAACTTTACGTTTATAAACTCCAATGTGAGTTAATGCAGTTCTCTTCAGAGAGATTTAATACCGGTGTATCTGAGATCGATGATATAGCAGCCGGTAAATCTATGGATATGAATGAGTATAATGTATTATTTGAGTCAGGCGATAGGTTCTTACTTGAATACTACTCTCCGTCAAGTTTAATTCTACAAAATTATACCATGGAAGATATTATTCCTAATTCTCAAAACGAGTCATTTACCGGTGAGATTTCGGTTCTAGATTTCTCTGAAACTAACCCGTTTGGTGAAATAAATGCTTAATCAGAAGTTTTACTGGGGTACAGTTCGGAAGTCTATCGTTGCATTTGGTAACCTATTTAACAACATTCACATAGACAGAAGAGATGATGCAGGGACTGTTATTCAAAGTCTTAAGGTACCTCTATCGTATGCGCCTAAGAACAAGTTTCTGGCTCGTATAGCGGCTCAGCCAGAATCGTTCACACAGAGTTTTCAAACCTATCTTCCTCGAATAGCTTTTGAGATGACAGGGTTAGCGTATGATCCAGGTAGAAGAATAAGTCTTGTACAACAGAATAGGGCTGCCAACAGTACCTCCACAACACTTAATGCCCAGTACGCGCCTACCCCGTATAATATAAATATGCTTCTATACGTCTATACTAAGAATCAAGATGACGGGTTGCAAATTATAGAACAAATCTTACCATACTTTAATCCTGACTTTAATCTATCACTCAACGCCATGCCAGCGCTTGGCATTAAAAATGATTTACCTGTAATCTTAGATAGCATTAGTTATGAGGATGAGTATGAAGGGGATTTTACAGCTAGAAGAGCAATTATATGGACATTATCCTTTACTCTGAAGCTTAACTTCTACGGGCCTATTAATAAACAGAGTCTTATTAAGACTACAACAGTTAACTCTTTTACGGATTCTGCTCTTTCAAATAAACAACAAACATTTACCTCTTCGGTAGATCCAACTGATGCTGTACCTGGTGATGATATTAGTACAATTGATTCTTTTGTGGACTTTTAATGAAATCTTATAATATTCCTATTCCTGAATCAGCCCCGCTTAACGGCCCGGCTTGTACAATTACCTGTGTGTCTAATATTTTTATTAAGCAGCTTTTTTATAAAAATACAGGAGACCGGAATGACCCGCACAAGCATCTGCATGATCATGTAACCCTATTAGGTGCAGGTGCTGTTGATGTAAGAATTGATGGGGAAGTAACTCATTTTAAAGCCCCTGCAATTATATTTGTATCGGCGGACCAGCTACATTACTTTACAGCTACAGAGGATAACACCGTATGTTATTGCATTCATGGAATACGAAGTACCGATGGGTCAGGTGATATATTAGATCCATCTATGATCCCTGCAGGCACACGAACCATGACGGGAACCGGAATCGGACCAAATGGTCGTGTCATTGCTGAATCCATAATTGGTTCAAGATGAATTCTTTAAATAAAATAAATGATGTTTTTAATATCAACACCGACGTTGATATGCCTAATACTACCGCACCGTTGGTTAACTACCAGCCAAAAGAAATTGATCAAGAGGATGACTTCCAGTTAGCCCGAAATACACTTCGGGGTCTTATAAACAAGAATGAAGACGTATTGACAGAGTTAATTCACATATCCAAGAACTCTGAACATCCTAGGGCCTTTGAGGTTGCCGGGCAACTTATAAAGACTCAAACCGAAATAGCTAAAGAGTTAGTAGGACTCCATAAGACTAAAAAAGACATTACCAAAGAGACCCCACAAAGTGTCAAGCAGCAAAATAATATTGTGTTTGCTGGTTCAACCTCTGACCTAATGAAGATGATAAACGGCGAGAAGACAAGAATATCCAATGGATAATAATAGCTATAATGGTAATGCGCTGCTTAAGCCAATTGGCTATAACATGCAGTTTACTACCGATCAGGTTAAAGAGATATTTAAGTGTAAAGACGACCCAATATATTTTATAGAAAACTATTGCTACATTATATCGTTAGATAGAGGCTTAATTCCCTTCATACTTTATGAGTGCCAAAAAGAAAAAGTAGGTGTTATTATGAATAACCGTAAAGTTATTCTAATGGAAGGAAGACAACAGGGTAAGACAATTACTTCGGCTGCCTGTATCTTACACTATACTCTATTTCAGTCTAATAAGACAGTGGCTATTCTTGCTAATAAATCGGCAGCTTCTAGAGAAGTATTATCTCGCTACCAAATTATGTACGAGAACTTACCTCTGTGGATGCAGCAAGGGGTGAAGACATGGAACAAGGGTGATGTGGAGTTAGAGAACGGTTCAAAGATCTTTACCTCAGCTACCTCAACCTCTGGTATTCGAGGTAAATCAGTTAACTGGTTGTATATTGATGAGGCAGCTATTGTTCCTAATAATGTTGCAGAAGAATTCTTTACCTCTACATACCCAACTATTATGGCTGGAGAAACAACAAAGGTGTTGCTTACCTCCACTCCTTTAGGTTATAATCATTTTTGGAAGTTCTGGAATGATGCGGTTGAGGGTAGAAATGGATTTACCCCTATGCAGATTACCTATGATAAAATTCCAGGTAGAGATGCAAAGTGGGCGGCAGAACAAAAAGCTTTATTGGGTGAACTTAAATTTAACCAAGAAGTGCTTTGTGTATTCCTAGGTTCATCTAATACTTTGATTGCAGCGGATACAATAGGTAAGATGTCCTCCAAGAGTTTTGTACACTCTAAGGATGGTTTAGATGTATTGGTAGAGCCTTCACCAGGGCGTATGTACTTTACAACAGTAGATACGTCAAGGGGTGTTGGAGGGGACTATTCAGCTTTCTGTGTGGTTGACTGTACAGAATATCCATTTACCGTTGTAGCTAAATATAGAGACAATAAAATTAGCCCGCTGTTGTATCCAACTATTATACACAAGGTTAGTAAAGATTACAACAATGCTTATATTTTAGTTGAAATTAATGATATTGGTCAACAAGTGGCTGATATTATTCATAACGACTTAGAGTATGAAAATATGATCTGGGTGGGAAGTGATCCAAGGTATGGCCAGGTAATGTCAAGCTCTGGAAGACACTCAAATTTAGGTGTTAGAACAACCAAACAAATTAAAAGAATAGGCTGTGCTACTCTTAAATCCCTTGTAGAAGGAAATAAGTTACTTGTATTTGATAAGGATATTATATCCGAATTTTCAACCTTTATTGAGCACAATGGGACGTTTGAAGCTGATGAGGGTTATCATGATGATTTAACCATGACATTGGTTCTGTTTGCGTGGGCAACCAACGATGTTATGTTTAAAGATCTAATGAATACAAGTAATAGACAGGCACTTTACAGCTCACAGATTAAGTCCATAGAGGAAGAATTGACCCCGTTTGGTTTTATTGATAATGGACTTCCAGAGGAATTACAGCCAGAGGTAATAGATGGGGACTTATGGCTATCGGATAAATATCAAAACGATTTTAAAGAATTTTTAAAAGAAAAGAGCTGGTAATTGTACAAAGTTTGATATTTATAAATATACATGTATAAAAATTTGTTATGACAGAATAACATTATAAGGAGAAAAAGATGGCATTTCAGCTTTCACCAGGAGTTCTGGTAACCGAGAAGGACCTCACATCGGTCGTTCCCGCAGTTGCTACGACAGCCGGCGGCTTTGCTGGCGCCTTCCAATGGGGACCTGTAGCGCAGGTTACCACAGTAGATTCGGAAAATAATCTCGTATCGAGATTTGGTAAACCAAACGATACGACTTTTCAGTCGTTTTTTACGGCAGCCAACTTCCTATCTTATGG